TGGTAATCGTTAGGGTATTGGTAGATACCGCCGTTACATCAACTACCTCTTCAAGCGAAGTATCTGGGTCAATGACTACGGTGAATGTTTCTCCACCAGTCGGAGAGATAGAAGCCATAAGGGCAGAGCCAGATACCACCACCATAGACGCAGCAGAATCTGTAAGTGCGCTAGCCAGCGTTGTTTGTTGCGAGCGAGAGGAGTACTTACGTGTTGTCATTGTTTACCTATCGGGTGTAGTGGACTCGGGGAGGGTACTTCGTTAGTTGGGTCTTGGTTTCTTCGTTCAAACGTTGTGTGTACAAAGCGTAGATTTGACGCATTACATTTCCTGTTCCACCAAAAGGACGCTTGCTATCAATCTCATCAGCCTGTGGGCTGGTCTGAGTAGCACGTGCTGGGTCAAGGAATGTGAGCAGGCGATATGTAGCACCTAAGACCACGACATCCTTGCAGGATTCAGGAAGTCCCGTAGTTGTAGTAAAGACATCATCGTTAGATGTAAAAGCAGTAGGAGAAGCAGCATAAAGAACCTTGACAGTTCTACCAGGAGTTATATAGTCGTATACGCTAACCGTTTGAGCAGGAGAAGCAGCGCTACCACCCCAAGTGGTGATATCAGCATAAGGCTCAAAAGACCAACGCCGTACAGGAATCCACTCTTTTGATGGACCTACTTCTTGCCAGTGCATAGCCAAGATAGCATCAGCAGTAACATTGTTACCGCTACCATCTAGAAGTTCATAAGTTGTGATTGCTGGATTGTAAGTAAAAGTAATTTGCTTTACGCCGTGGATGGAAGCACCCATAGCATTGATTGTATCGTTGATAGCCTTCTTGATTACATAACGAGGAAATGTTGGGCTAATTGTAACTTTGCTGGAAGTAGCAGAAGTAGATGCTGTGGTACCTAGATAACCTCTACCCCAAGGGGCGATAGTCAAGGTATTACCTACACGGTCAAAGTTCTCTACCCACATCAACTCTTCGCCAACCTCAATAATGCCCTTACCAATGTCGGCAGTAGAAGATACCGATAGGCTGGTTGTGGTTGTAGTGCTGATAGCAGCCGAAAGGCTTGTAGCCCTATCTTGCTGCATGGTGTAGCCAGCCATGTTGATAAGGATTTCATCTACCAAGTTATTTAGGGTTGTTGTCACGATGCTAGAGTCCTTAATGCGTCTACCGCAGACTTGTTAGTTGTACCGGCTAGTTCGTTGCAGATACCGAATAAATCTTTGTAATCATCTGGCTGGCGATTAGCATCAGCCTTAATATTTAGGGCACCAATGATTCCTAGACCGGATGTACCAGCCCAAGCGTTAGCAGCACCTTGCTCATCAAGGAATGCCGTTCTAGCAGGATAGGTGCCACCATTAGCCAAACGGTTTAATTCTGCACAGAGAGTGCTACCTGCTATACCTGCCATTATCTAACCCTTCTTCTACTTACTGCTGCGTTATCTACTAAATTAGGATAAGGTCTGCCTGCAGCCTTGGCACGACGTTTCGCAGCAGCCTTCTGAGAAGCAGTAAGTTTCTTAGAACGAGTCTTAGGATTCTTCTTATCCCAGAAGGCTTTGCGCTTTGTCATTACTACTTCTTACCACCTAGAAGTCCTGGGAATAGACCCTTTGGATTCATTGGCTTTGGATTTTTTGATGTGTATTTTGGCTTCTTGCTAACCGTGTTAGCGCCAGCGTTTCCTCTAGCGCGTGCTTGGTCAGCAGACTTTGCAGTAGTAACCTTTTTAGGTTTAGCAGGTCCTGGCTTTTGAATACGCTTATCAGCACGCTGACCTTGCGCTGCTGTAAGACGACGTGCTCCGTACATGCGCTTTACGCCTTCTACGAAGTCACCTGAAGTACTTGGACGAGCAGCCTTCTTAAGTGCTGCTTGCATTCCCATACCCTTGATTTTGTCGATTGTTCCTTGGGAAACCTTTATCTTCGCCTGAGGCGCTGGTTTCCTAGGTCCTCTTTTAACTGATGGCATTTTACCACTTCACCTTATCTGCCCAATATGCGGCACTCATTTTTCCTTTAGCGATGTTGCGACTATGGCGAGCCTTAAAACTCTTGCGCTTCATCTTCATACGACGGGTTTCGCCCGCCTTTGGCTTACCAGCGGTGGAGGCACCTTGCTCGCCAAATCTAATTGTTTTTACCTGGCTGCCTTCTTTAGCAACCACGATGTGTGATTTCTTAGGGTGGTTGGGAGTACGCTTTGGCTTGTTGTAGCCACTCACACCTGCACGTGCTAAGCGTGAATCTCTAGTCTTTCTTTTTGCCATACTCGCCATACTTTCCAAGAACTGCTCTTACTGTGCCGTTCTTATTGAGCCGTACAACCATCCCGTCCTTTATCTGGACTGCATTGAATCCAAGATGACGCTTGTACTTTCCTGATGACACTATATTGTGCCTTTGCCAAACTTAAAACCTGGAATCTTTGTAGGGTCCATCTCGCGACCATTAATTTTAGTGTTTGGTTTGTACTTCTTGGTTTTTTTGGGTGCACGGTCACGAGCAGATGTACGACTTCTCTCTGCTTTTCCTGATAAAGTTTGAGCACCAAATTTTTCTACAAGATTTTTAATTTGACGCTTTGCATCACGATTATTTGGAAATGTTTTTTTCAAGTATGCAATTTCTTTATCTGCTGCTTTATTGCCAGTGACATATTTTATTCTTTTAGCCATTAGTATGCCTTACCCTTTATCATTCTTTTGTTGGTTTTCTTTGCGTACTTTTTAGCAGCAGCCTTACCTTTTGCGGTGTAAGGGAACTTCTTCTTTCCGACCTTTGGCATTATGCACCTATCTCTTTCATTACTTCGGCTACGCCCTTATTTATCTTGTGTGCTTTTGGCATAGTATCCCCGTCATAGGGTTTACCTAGAACTTCAGATGCTTCACGAGCCTTTTGTATATCTTTCATATTGGTGCTGTTAGGCTGAATACCTTCAGTCCTAGCATCTCTGTATGCCTGTAGTTCTGCATTCCATTTCTTATCTGGAATATCTCTTGTCGCGTCCCCTGCGTTCATTTGAAGTGTTAGCGCTTTGCAACCAAAGCACCCATCAACCGGCTCGGGGTGATGTTCCCAATGTTTCATATTGCTGTAAAGTTATCCTCTGTTACTCCGACACCACCTGCGATGAGTTCGGCTTTTGTAGCCTCATCAACGGTATGGTCTCTGCCCCCCAAGTATACCACATCATAGTCGGTTAGGTCTTCATCAAGCAGGTATCTTACTTGAGAGTAAGTACCCCCTGATTTGACTATGGTTATCCCAACATCCAACTTATAGAAGTAGAACAATCTATGAAGTCCAGCAGGACCTTCTCGCACCGTAGGTGTCTTGAAGATGTATTCGGTCATTAGTCCTCCTTAATGGACTCACCCCAAAGGGGTAGACTTTTCAAATATGCCTACCCCTCAGAGTCAATCAACTAGGAAGCGATTGAAGAACCGCTCTCAATGCGGTACAAAGCCTCTTCGCGGTAGCGAGCGAAGCCGAGTACGCCGTACCAGCCCATTGGGCGGTGACGCATCAACTTGTCAACTACTGGTCCGATGACTGTGTGTGGCTCTTCGGCAACTGCCTCAGCAAGAGCCTGCTGACCCGCTACGATTGTGCGGTAGACACGAGCAGATGATGCTCCGTCAGTTGCGTTGTACATACGGTTGGTCTCAACGAAGTATGCTCCTTCGTAGGTTCCAATTTCGCCTGCCCAGATATCATTCTGGTTTGCACCGTATTGGTGAGGAATGAGCCATCCTGCAGAACCTGTCTCTGCGCGGAGGTCATGTGATACTTCTGGGTGGACACCAACCCAGTAAAGGTTACCCTTGCGACCCTTAGCGTTTCCTGCACGCAACTTAGCAACAGCCTTACGGATGTTTGCAGAAGCGAGAGTATCAGCAGCAACGATTTCATTTGTTGCTGTAGCGTCTCCACCGTAGATTACGTTGGTTCCGCCACGGAGGGTGGTCATCGCAATCTTGTCGATAGAATCAGCAAGGTTGTAAGCGATGATGTTCGCAATCGCTGGGTCTACATCAGCAAGGCTGAAGAGTTCCAACGCACGAGTTACGAGAACTGAGTTACCATACTCGTTAAGAGTGATGGTTACAGAGGTCGGTGTTGAAAGACCGACTGCATCTGGGTCAGTATCTTCTGTGAGTGCAGTTGTTGCTGCAGTGAGGTCAACGTAGCGCTGTAGGACTACAGTTGAGCCTGGGATTGATTGGCGAGCAGGGCGCTTATCTGCGACAGAACGGATTAGAGGTTCTGAGCGGAGAGCGAACTCAAGAAGGCGGTCATACGCCTTTTGAACTAGACCTGCTGCACCAGCGGTACCTCCAAGTGAGGAAGAACCTGTTGATACATAGGCATTAGCCATTTATTAGTCTCCTAGACTATGAACGAATTTACTGTTGCGAGCGTAAGAAGGCCAGAAGTTCGTCAGCGCTTTCTGCGTTGTCTATCTTCATAACCATTTCATCTGCCCGTTCGGGTGAAACAGCACCTTGGGTCACTACATCCATTTGACGGAGATTTGCTTTGTCGTACTCGGCAATCGGTGCTTTAGGTTCAGGAGTGAATCCGAACACATCACCATTCTGCTCAAGCCACGACCCGATTGCTTCTTCAGAAGCATCAATGTCCGTAGGGATGAATTTTGCGACCTTCATGTTGATACCCTTGGATGTAAGAACATCCTTTAGTACGCGGTCTCTTTGGGCTTTGCTCAACTCACCTAGAGTTGACTCAAGTTCCTTTGCTCGTTTCTGCTCAACTTTTAATTGCTTGCGCAGTTTCTTAACGAGGTCAGTATCAGACCCGACGAATTGGTCTTGTACATCGTCCTCATCGTCATCGTCTTCCCAGTAGTTATCGCGATTGTTGCTCATAGCAACCTCTCCCATCATTAGTAGTTGTCGCACGCCTCAACATGGATTGGGGAGTCCATCTTGGCTCGTACTTCCAGTCTTATACACCGTACGGGGCTGGCTGGTCCGTATCGGGATTCTAGATTATGCCTGCTGACCTTCTCTTTAGCGAGGATGTTGTTGTACCAGCAGCACCTTGGAAACCTCTAGTTTCTAGTTCGCTGAGTCTCTTGCGACGTTGTGAAGCGGTTCCGAGGAACTGTTCTGCTTCAAGTTCTTTCTGGATATCAGTTACTTCAGATGCTGGCATTCTTTCATAGACACCTGCTAACTTTTGAGTAGTCCCTAACTGTTCACCTATAATCTCAAAACCAGTAGCAGCGGTTGCGCTTACCTGTTCTTCGCTCAATCCTTTGCCTATTAAGCCTGCAGAAATCTGCTTGAATCGTGTAGCATCAAAAGTTATACCTTGCTGAGCACGGCGAATAGCCTCAGCAGAAAATGCTGCCGTAGCACGGTTTTGCTCTAAGGCTTCCTTGCCAATATCTGGATTTAGGAAGAAATCTGTTAAGTCTGTGGGGGCCTTGATGTAGCCTAGTTGCATTAAAGCGCTGGTGTAGGAAGGGTCTGCATTTATGGCCTTAAGGCGAGCGGCATTGGCTCTAGCATCTAAATCTGAAACCTTAATATCGTTCTTGATATACTTCTTAAGTGAATCAGAAGATATGAACTTCTCATTAAGGTTATACTTAGCAATTACTTCTTTGTATCCTTCAAC